AAAAAAAAATATCAATAAAAATAAAAAAAAAATAAAAACAAAATAAAATAAAAATAATAATTAAATTTCCAATGCGATTTATTTAACTTAAAAAAAATGTGTTCCTAGATTATATTATAAGAACATATAACATAATATATCATATCATATCATATATCATATATCTTATATCATATCTATAATTATATTTTAGGATGGAAGAACATTTAAAGGCTAATTGCACTGAATTATCTAAATCCTATAATTTTTATTATCACGCCCCAGAAAATAATGATTATTCATTAGAATCTTATAATGAAATTTTATCTTTTAATTCATTGGAAGAATTTTGGGTGCTAGATAAATTTATTAGAAAAGATATGATTGAAAATGGTATGTTCTTTATAATGGCTGACCCTATTCTTCCTATCTGGGAAGATGAAAAAAATATAAACGGCGGATGTATTAGTTGGAAAGTAGATAGAAAAAATTCATATAAATATTGGATTGATTGTGTAGGTCATTTTCTTACACAAAACCTAGGCAAATATACATCCTATGTAAATGGTGTTAGTATTAGTCCGAAAAAAAACTCTAGTATTATAAAATTATGGTTTAGTCAGGAAATAGATAGTGAAAATATGGATTTGCCATCTAGTTTTGTATTAGCCAACGATAAAATAATTTATAAGTCTCACGTTCAAAATATTGATAAGGATAAGTCAAAACGGGCAGGCACTTATGTTCCATCTTACGAGCATGACCCTAACTATAATAATACACGGAATACCAAACATAATCCTACACACAATTCTACGCACAATTCTACGCACAATTCTACGCACAATCCTAATTATGTTAATAAATATATCAAAGTAGGTATGTAAAGATAAATACTTAAATAATTATTATAATTAATTATGTTTTTTTGTAATTATGTTTTTTTGTTGCATTTTTTCAATAATTTTTCTATTGTAATATTTTAGATATAGATATAGATATAAATATATAAATAAAATTAAATTTTATAATGCAAGGTATAAATATTCTAATTAGTATAATATTTTTACTAATAATAATTTTTATTGGTTTAATAAGAGCACAATCTCTGAGTGGTGTATTTGCTTGTTTTATATTGCTTACAATAATTGCATATATTACAATTTATTTATTTCGAGCTGATTAAAGAATACAATAAACAAAATACAATACATAAAAAACTAATTTAAAAAATGCCTAATAGTTCAAATACAAATTATAAATTGTAAATTAATAATAATTAATAATACATAATAATACATAATAATAAAATGGCATCAACAAATCAAGAAAAGTCGATAGAAAAAAGCCAACACAAAGATAATAACAAAGATAATAGCAAAGATAATAATGATTTTTCAAATTATCTTTTTCACCTTTGGACTTCAAAGACGCCACCCATTAAATATCTTACCGAATTATTAAAAGACCTTTTAACGGAAGGTAATTTAGAATGTAGTGCAGAAGGTATTAAATTACTTTCTATTGATTCTGGACGAACGGTATTAATCCATATGAAATTACTCAAGGATAGTTTTGAAGATTATAAATGCGAACAACCAATAATTCTTGGTATAAATTTAGAGCATTTTTTCAAAATTATTAAGAATATGGAAAATTCAGATACACTCCGGCTATTTGTTTCCAAGGATAATGTAAATAGACTAGGTATTGAACGTTATAACAAGGAAGAGAACATTAACAATACTATCTACCAAAGTCTTATTGATATTCCTATTACCCAACGCGATATTCCTTCACCAACCTTTAATTCTGTTATTGTTATATCAAGTGCCCGTTTTCAAAAGATTTGCCGAGAAATTAGTCAATTTAGCGAAAAGATTGAAATCATGGTGGTTAATAATCAATTAATTTTCCGGGGGTGTAATGAAAGTGCTTCCCAGGAAATTAAGATAAAGCCGACATCAAATGGAATGCAATTTGAATCTAATACTCCGGATGAAATTGTTCAAGGTGTATTTAAACTGAAACACCTAGTTCAATTTAGTAAGTGTGCAAATCTATCTAATTCTCTTAAGATTATGATTAAGAATAATTATCCTATTGTTATTTCGGCAGATATTAGCGGGTTGGGATTTATTCGGCTATGTTTGGCACCAAATGCAGAAGAGGAAGACTAAGAAATTTATACATTTTGATTGATGATTAATTATTTTTTATTATAGTTTCTTATGTTTTCTAAAGTATGAATAAAATCATATTGTTATTGATTATTACGACAATCTAAATATGTGATTGTTAATGGAAGATTATCTAGTGTGGTAATCTTATTGCCATAATAATCTAATTCTATTATTGTTGGAGGAAGATTATATAAACTAGTAATTTGATTATAATAACAATCTAATTTTATTATTGTTGGAAGAAGATTATATAGACTAGTAATTTGATTATGACTACAATCTAATTCTTTTATTGTTTGTGGAAGATTATCTAAACTAGTTATTTAATTATCATAACAATATAATTTTGTAAGTGTTAATGAGAGATTATCTAAACTAGTAAGTTTATTGGCAGAACAATATAAAAATATATAAGTGTTGGAGGTAGATTATCTAAACCAGTAATAATTATTACCAGAACCCCGATATAAAAATTACATTTGAAAAGGACGGATTACAATATACACATGTTATGGCATTTGATAATAGTTATAGGCAATATTAAATTATTAATGTATTAACTGCTTTTGGCTTTAGTTGATCTGTATCTAGTAATTAGTTTTTTACAATCTTCTATTTCTTTTATAATTTCTTCTAATGGACTATCACATATTACTTCATTTTTAGAACTAAGCCTCTTTAGAATATTCAAATTCAATACACACTTTTCTAATTGTTTTTTATTACAGTTAACATTTTCTTGATGCACTAATTCAACATCAGGATTTCCAGTTTTATATGTTGCAAGTCGTTTATTAAGGTTAGAAGCATAACCTATTTTATGGCATTGTTTTTCTTTTTCATCTTGAATAGTTTTTACTTTAAGAATGTAAATAAAACCTTTGCCAGATAGATTGTTATATTGTTTTTTAGTTTTGCTATGTATTTGTTGCTCTTTTGATTTTAGTTGTAATCTCTTGGTTAAGTTTTTAATTATTTTATTATCATTACTATTTAACTTATATTGTCCTGATTTACGAATTGATGGTAATACTTTTGTATATAGTTGATTTTTAAGTTCAATTGCCAGTGGCTTGTGTGATTTATTTAATAACAGATATAATCCTCCTTCACTTATCATTTTCATATGTGGTTGGACATTTTTTTGTTTTATTTTATATTTATTGTTATCTTTGACTATATTTGCATAAGTAGATATATCTTCATTACTAACAATTTCATTTATAGATTTCATTTCATCCCGATATGAATTATAATCTAAAGCTTTTAATAAATGAGATAATGAAAGCCAAATATTTTTAGATTTATCAAATAATATAATAATTTCAGTATCATTTAATTTAATCAAATTATCATATATTTGAACAATTAATGTAGATATACTCATTATAATTAATGTCTCTAGAAATATATTTGTAATATTAATATATATATAAATATTTTATTTTAATATTATTTAATATTATTTACACATAAAATATTGTAAGGATGGGGGGTAAAACCCCCCACCCTTTGGTTTCACTCTATAATTAATACACATCTAATTTTATTAATTTAAATAATTTAAATAATTATTATTTAACCTAATGGGCATATCCGCAAATAAATCAGCTATGTTATTTAATTCAAGTACCCAAATGATCCTATTAAAAGGACAACCCACTATTTGAAAACAGTGTAAAGCACTGTTTTAAATTGTCTGAACTAAAGTGTAGACAAACAATTATAACTTATGGACTAATAAATTAGTCGTTATAATGGTTAGTGGCTTTTCTAGCTTATTCTGCGTTAGTATACTGTTTTCAAAAACATTAATGAATAACCTATCATACCTAATAAATAGATAAGTTGCACAATAAATATGCAAGGTAATTTATTAATATTTAAGAACATATATACTCGAAGGAACCAAGGTTCCTCCGTGCCACCTCCTTTTTATATAATACTAGATTTAGCTAGTTAAGCGGTTTGGTTGCAAGCTTAATAATATTATAATTAAAGGGAAGGGTCGTAGGGAACCTAACGGTTCCCTACCCAATAAGGGGGTATTGGGGGCTTAGACCCCCTATAACATAATGGGGATAGCCAAAACAACTAAACACTACTCCCCATTTTGTATATGGACTAAAGGAACATATATTGAAGAATTAGGTTATACTTTATGTAATAGTCGAGCTGATCATAATCCGTCATGTGTTGTTAAATATGAAATTGAAAAAAGATATCTTAGTGAAGATAGAAATAAACAAATATACAAAATTGTTATTAATTATCACGATACTTGCAAAGGTTCTAACCTTAGTTTGCAAAGTGATTTTGAGGAATTATTTGAATTAATACGCAAATATTACTGAATTAGATTTATCTAATAAAGGATTAACAAAATTACCGGATTTAAGTATCTATACTAATTTAAAAAAATTAACTTGTTCTTGCAATAGAATTACTAATCTAGATAATCTTCCTCCAACACTAACACAATTATATTGTTCTTATAATCAAATTACTAGTCTAGATAATCTACCACAGTCAATAATAAAATTATATTGTGGTTTTACACCTTCGCACATTTAAAACGCCGATTTTATAATTAAATAAAAAATTGATTTAATTTAACTTTAAATTATAACAATATAAATTAACTTAAAAATGGAAACTGCTGGCTTTAGTAAAGATGATTTAAATTTAAAAATAGACATATGTGTTCCTGCTGATGATGTTGAACGCCCTGTTGAATTAATACCTAACCCTGACAATATAATGTTTGACTTTATAACAATAGTTACTAAACCTGCACGAAAGTATGTGCGAATCATTATCGAAAACATACATAAATATGGACATCCAACGTATGATGAACACACATTTGATATTGAAAATGAAGAAGATGCTCATCGCATAATTAAAGAATTTATTGTAAAAAAAGAAAAATCTCCTGAACTTGTGTTTGGAGTTGGTTTCTGTAAAAACCCTCGTTGTGTTAAGTGGTTAGAGTCAGAAACCTGTTGCAAACATCGGATTGCCTCATTTAATTATGATGAGGATTATACATATATCATAGGATATTCTGACACAATATACAAAATACAAATTATTTTATGAATATCTATAAAATAGGCGTTTTAAATGTGCGAAGGTGTAATAAACTTACTAGTTTAGATAATCTTCCTCCAACACTTTCAATATCATATTGTGAATACAATAATATTAGTAGTCTAGATAATCTTCCTCCAACACTAACACAATTATATTGTTCCTACAATCTTATTGCCACTCTAGATAATCTTCCTCCATCGATAATAGAATTAGATTGTTCCGGCAATCTTATTGCCATACTAGATAATCTTCCATTAACACTTAAAAAAATAGATTGTGATAGAAATAAGATTACTAGTCTAGATAATCTTCCATTAACACTTAAAAAAATAGATTGTGATAGAAATAAGATTACTAGTCTAGATAATCTTCCATTAACACTTACATATTTAAATTGTTATAATAATCCATTTACATATGATTTTAATCCTACTTTAGAAAACATAAAAAACCATAAAAAATATAAGAAAATGCAATAAAAAATTGA